GTTGCAAAAGCAAGGTGGGCTTGACACTTACTGCAAACTCGCTGTTTTCCATCTCCTGTTTACTTGCATAAACTGGATTATCAGCATTGTAGTTGGTTGCCATAACCACCACACCTGGTGCTCCACTGGTAACAAAATCAGTGATGAGAGGACGAAACTCGAACACCATCCCATGGATCTTATACTGCTGGTAGTTGGCAGCGATTCCTTGTAACCAAGGGAAAGCTGTTGACACTCCAGGGTTTAATGGATAAGATCGGTTAGTGAAGGCGGTCGTGCCGGTGATGTCCTCAATATACTCTCGATGACAAACGATGTTTGTCGCGTGGGTGGATGAAAATTTGGGCGTATTGCCTTGTAAAACATTGTACTTGGATGATTGGCCAACTGTTACGTAATCACCAGATCCAAAAATGCTTCCAATTCCGGTGCCGAGCCATTTGCCAATGCTATTACCAAGGTTTTTATTGCCAAATAGACCGCCAGCAGCCCCACCAATGATCCCACCAGTGTCACGAAAAGGAGTGGATTTCCGTGTTTTCTTATTCGCAAGCCGCAAAGCCGCGATTTGCTTTTCCAGAGATTTAGTCCTCTGGGAAACTTGTTTGTTCTTTTTAGTCATTAGTATTGGATGCCACATGACTATGGGACTGTACATGAGATAAGAACTACATATATAGGACCGCCGTGCAGTCTCTTGGCATTTTGATTAGCACTAAAATAATAGTTTTGGGGAATTACCTTATCTCACCCAATGGCTGTTACCCTGCCAGGGTTAATTGTCGAATGGTAGCAAGCGAAATCTAGTGGTATCACTATTGCTTGCAAACGACATTAATCTATATTCATCCTCGATCGCGACCTGACAAGCGGGTGTGATCTTAAAAGCTAGCCAGAACGAGTATCTAGCTTGAGGTGAGATTGCTGATGGTGTACGGTGCATACCTTTTGACATACGTTGCATACCCGTCTCCATGCTTGGGTCGGTCAAAGGTTTGAATCCCTGACCAACTCTTTGGTAAAACGAGTAATACTCTTGCCAAATGGGGAGACCGGCAGTCAATGATAGACCACCCTCCCCAACTGCTGCACACCATCGTCGAAGTACTTTATTGTTATCCAAGGGTTTAATTGCGACCGTATCTTTTGATACGGCAACCCTAGGGTCTCTCACCATAATGTACTTGTTGCCATCAAAGACGGGATGACACTGACAAAATTCAATCTCTTCAAATATATATACTGGATCCTCGACCGTCATCTCAAATCCATGGTCAACAAAGAATGCCCGCAATCCTTGTTGGAAGTTCGGTAATTGTGCCTGCTCCATGATGACAACACAATCGTCGCCATCGTTTGCTAATGATATTTTAATCCCTAGCGTCTGTGTATATTGATACACGAGAGCACACATAATTAAGCAATTACCCAATGCCGTGTTACTATCACCAGACATACGGCATCCTTCAACATTGTAATCAACCCGCCCACCGTTGCACCTTGCAGTGCCGATGTTATTGACTTGCCATGAGAGTAGCTTCGCAAAATGTTTATCACCGGGATAGAACATTTTGTAAATGCTATGCTCCCACTCAAGAGCGGATTTGGACACATGCTGATCGAACCTCTTGGCATCCAGGCCCACAGCAACTGGTGATTTGTACTCACACCAATGCTGCCTCATTACACCACCTCGTTGCTCGGCATTTAAGCCCTTGAACACCGTGGTGGCACCATACACATTATTTATGGCTTTAAAAATTTTCTTCTCTATAGGCTTAATGTACCTACCGATGGCTACTATATATCTCACATCACGTGGCTGAATGATGCGAGGTGCGGGATTGGGTTTCTTTGTGAAGTTATACTTTTCCGCTTTGATGAATGCTTTAATATGTGCATCCTTCCTGTTAACCCCACGCAATTCCAAGCTTTTAGCGGCAAGTAGATAGTTGACCCTTCTACGACCCACAAATGTCAGCGAAAATTGAATCTCACTCATTGGGGTGGTATATTGAGCCAACTCTCTAATCTTACTGCTAAAAGAGAAATTGCTGTGGTAATTACTGTCAACGGCGGCATGGGGGCGTACAAAGCCCTCACCATAGTCAACAAAGAAAACCCTCTCCTTAATTGCGCGTTCTATAGCAGGGAGAGAATTGTTGTAGACACCGTAATCATTGTCATGGGCCATCCCCCAAAAACAAAACATTTTGCGTGTCTTCTCTGGCTTCCCTAAGGTGGTTGTTACCTTCAAGCAGGTGTTGTCAGGGATGCAAGTTTCCTTGCATACAACACCAGGTAACGGCCTCAGGGTGGCCTAACCCATTCGCAAGGGAGGAAGCTGACGCTTCTCCCCGAACCAATTCAGCAACCATGGCCTGTCACGAGAGTGATAGCCATGCTGGTGTCGCTGAATGCGGTCCACAAATTCAGGTGCTTGTTCCATCTGCTCATACATCGCTTCATCTTCACGTGGTGTGAAAACAAAGACGAGAGCAGCAGCTAGAATAGCAGGTTGATGTCCTAAGCGAACATTGTCCTTCTTCATTTGCTTAGCAAAATAGTGGCGGGCCACAAGGGCGTTGGAGGCATTACGCTCACCAACACCAGGGCAATCAAGCTTACACATGATTGCAAGTTTGGATGCATAACGATGTCGAATTTGTTTATTGGATGGCACCACTGCCCGTCCAAAATCACCATACGACATGGTTGATGGGTCGACGATGCTTGGTGGTGATACCAGATCAACACATTCGTCATCCAAAGCTAGGATAGCGTCAGTCACAAGCGCCTGAGCTTGACTACTGATGCGTCCTTTCATCCACCACTTATAAATGTGATGAGTGATCCCGAGATCAAACATCTTCCAATTAATAGATATACTCAAGCTATTGTTTGAATATTGGCCGGGAGTGGTGTACCCGACCGAAGATTGATTATTAACAAAATATGGTGACATTGTGATAGCTAAGTGTGACATAATTGAGAATAAAAGGTTGCCCTTCGCGGGGCCACGGTTGTTTTAGGAACTCCAAAAACCATCACGACTGCTTTACGCTAATGCTTAACGTCTTCCACTCCAATACCAATGATGATATATAGTTGGTTACACCGATTAAGGTATCGACACATTAACTTCACACAGAGGTGACAAAAGAAACTCGGAAGAGGAAATAAACT